ATGGATAAATTAAGATTAATTCAAAGCGAATTAAAAGCACCAAAGAACCAAAGAAATAATTTTGGTAAGTACAACTATCGAAGTTGTGAAGATATTTTAGAAGCGGTTAAACCTCTACTGGATAAACACAAATGTACATTAACAATATCTGATGAAGTAAAAGAACTTGGAGGATTGTTATTTGTTGAAGCAATATCAATTATATCTGATGGAGAGAATCAAGTTCACGTTAAGGCACAAGCTGGAATAGATCCAAACAGAAAAGGAATGGACATAGCACAATCATTTGGTAGTTCTTCTTCATACGCAAGAAAATACTCTTTAAACGGATTGTTTTTAATTGATGATACAAAAGATGCTGATGCTACAAATACACATAATAAAGCACCTAAAACAGATAAACAATGGCTAAATAAAGGTACTGCTGAATTTAAGAAAGTACAAGCATATATTAAAGGTGGAGGTAGTATTGAAAAAGTAGAAGCTAAATATAGAATATCAAAAGAAACAAAGGAATTATTAAATAAATAAATATGAATAGTATAGAACTAAAGCCAACAGAGAATGAAGATCATTACAGACTTATCCTAAACGGAGTAGATGTAACTGGCGAACAAGAAAGAAGTGTTTTCAGACATATAATAGAAACCATTGACAACGGAATAGAAGTAGGATTATAAATATTAACAATTAAATTAAAATTAAAATTATGAGTTCAAACAAAAGTTATTTATTAGGAGATGTTGAATTACCATTAGCAACAATTAAATCATTATCTCAATATTTTGAAGATGTATTAACATACAACGCAAAGAGAGAATTAGTTGCAAAGAAAGATGAAAATGGTAAAGCCATCAAAAAATTAAAATTGAATTTCTCAATCTTTGAAGAAGGGAACTTCGGTCAGAATGTATCTTTTACAATTCCACAAACAAAGGAGCAAAGAGAAAACGGAGATAAAAAGAGATACGTTGCAAATGGAAAAATCTATTACGCATCAGATGATCTTTCTTCATTCGTTCAAAAATCAGAAAAGAAAGAGAAGCAACAAGCAACAGAACTTGTTACAGATGATTTACCATTTTAATAACTAAAATCAGAAGGGAATGTTAATAGCGTTCCCTTTTTTTACAATGAAATATAAATTTAATGAATATAAAGATACCAAATTTTTACTTTATGTGGAACTACAAAGGAAAACAAATAAAAGAACGTTCAGATTTACCAGAAGAAGCAATTGGATTCGTTTACAAGATACATAATTGGAAAGAAAACAAATATTACATTGGTAAAAAGATACTCCTTAATAAACGTACTAAACCTCCGTTAAAAGGATATAAAAGAAAAAGAGTTGAATATGTTGAGAGCAATTGGTTTAAATATACTGGAAGCAACCAGTTCACAAAAAAATGGAAGATTGAAGATTGTTACAGAGAAATAATGTACATTTGTTATAATCGTACTATGATGACATATTACGAAACAATGCTACAATTTAAAGAAAACGTTTTAGAAAGTGATAAATTCATAAACGATAATATACTCGGTAAATTTTATAAAACAAAGATACAAAAATATATAGATGATGAAAAAACAAAACAATTTGAAAACCCCAAATGTAAACACCAATCAAGTAGATGGAACAAGTGGTATCTATTATAAAGATGAAGGAGCAGATGAAATAAAGAGAATGTTAATTCTCAAAGAAATGGAGGAGTTAGAACTTGAAGCAGAATTAGATGTTGCTGAAAATATAGACTATCCTCCAGTTGCTATTTCTTGTGGTAATTACATTGACATTGATACAGATGGAACACAAAAGACTTACCCAATACCGATCTGTACCTATGGTAACTTTAGTTTCACACACGCTTATCCAAAGGTTGGTAAATCGTTCTTTATGAGTTTACTTGTATCTGCTTATCAAGGTGGTAAAAATGAATATACTGGTAAATTAAAAGGACATAGACAAGGGAGAAAAATAATTCATTTTGATACAGAGCAAGGTATGTTTCACGCTTCTAAAGTAGCAAGGCGACCATTAGTAATGAACGGATATATGCAAGATGATAATTATCATTTTTACGCTTTACGTACAATGGATTATAAACAAAGAAGAAATTTTATTGAATACATACTATACACTAAATTTAAAGATGAAAAAATCGGTTTAGTTATTATTGATGGTTGTGCTGATCTTGTTACTGATGTAAACAATATGGAGCAATGTACAGAGGTTCAAGAGTTGTTAATGCGTTGGAGCGGAGAACTGGATTGCCATATATCAACGATCATACATTCTAACTATGGTTCAACCAAGCCAACTGGAGTACTTGGATCTGCATTAGAAAAAAAGTGTGAAACTCAAATAATGTTAGAAAAGAATACAGTTAATAAAGGTTGGGTAACTGTTGAATGTAGGAGAGGAAGAAACAGAAACTTTGATACATTTAGTTTTGCCTTTGAAGATAATGGATTACCTAAATTTGTTGATGATGATTATGACTTTTAAATAATTTCACTATATTAGCATATATGACTAACTGGAAAGAAAAGGATTTATTTGAATGGTTATCACAAAACCATTATAAAACATTAGTAAATAGTAAAAATCCAATATCCAGATGGGACTGCTACGATATTGAAACACAAAATAGAATTGAGTTAAAATGTAGAAGAAAGCATTACAATACATTAATACTTGAAAAATCAAAATACGATGCTATTATAAAGGAATCAGATAAGAATTTAGATATTCCAATATACATAAACAGTACACCAGAAGGTATCTATTTATTTAATCTAAACAATATAGATATAAAATGGTTTACTAAATCTCTACCAGCAACAACAGAATTTAAAAAGCGTATGTGGGTTAAAAAAGAGATAACAGAGTTAGATATAAATAAAGCAATAAAACTAAAATAAGATGGAAACAATTAAGCTATTAAACAACGAAGAATTTAAAGTAAAAGATATACTTTCTAAAATGGATGATGATTCATTCTACTATGGTTATCTTGGTAAAAATGCTTTAAGCAGTTCAATGTGTAAAAGTTTACTTGAAAGTCCAGAAGCATACGCAAACAAACTAAAAGAACCTCCAAAGTCAAAAGAACCTCAACCATTCAGAGATGGAAGATTAATACATCTATTGGCTTTAGAACCACATAGAATAGATGAACTAACAATCATTGATAGTACAAAAGGAAGTAATCTATATAAATTAGCAGTTCAAGAAAAACCAGCACAATCAGTTTACACAAGATCAGAGTTGAACAGATGCCAAGAAATAGCTGATGCAGTTTTAGAAAGTATAGAGTACAAAGAACTTGTTAAAGGTGCTAAATTTGAAATACCAGCAATAGCAAATTATAATGGATTGCCATTTAGGGGTAAAGCAGATATATTATTAGCTGGTGTTGTATGTGATATAAAAACAACAAGCGACATCTCAACATTTGAACAAGCTGCGTTGCTTTACAATTATGATTTACAAGCTGCATTGTATTTAGAATTATTTGATTCGTTTGAGTTCAAGTATGCGGTTGTTGATAAGCGTTCAAAAGAAGTTGGTTTCTTTGAGTTTAACGATGAATTTATAGAAAGCGGATATGCAAAACTTGATCTTGCAACTGAAAACTATTACAAGTATTTAGAGAATAAAGATTTCTACGATTTAAACATTTAGTTATGTACGAAAAAGAGCAATGTAAACAATTACAAGTAGTAGCATATAGAAGTTGTATTGATAGCTATTTTAGAAGTAAAGATAGAAATGATATATATGAATACTGGTTGCAGTTGATTGAAGCAAAAAGAAGTTGCGAGGCAAAAGGAGTTCAGAAAGCATTGGAGTTAATAGAGTTGTATGAAGATATAAATGGCAAAGATTAAAAAGAAGATAGTATTAAAGAATTGTAATTATGAGGCACAAGCATATTGTTTTAAAAAAGGATTTATAATATACCCAGAGTTATACGCTAATAAATATAAGGTATGGTATTCAAGAGGTAGTTTTGGGAAATACTATATGGATGGAGAGGAGTTTAATAATCAACAAGCATTTCAATCTATTTGGGATTTATATACAAAGATTTACAATCACGATAAACAAAAATAAAATGAATCAAAAACAAACAGTTAATTTTATAAATAAAACTTCTGGCACTAAACTAATTGAGCATAAAGACGAGTTCAGTTCTTATGATGCTTATGATGATAATTATATTGTTGAGATTAAGAATAGACGATCAAACCACAAAGATCCGTTTCTTGAAGTTAATAAAACTGTTGTTAATATGAAGAAAGCAAAACAACTAAAAAAAGATTATCTTTATGTGCAAGCAGATGGTACTGGTGTTTATGTGTTCAATATAAGTAAACTTAATTTACATACAATACCAAAGAGATTCTATAATGTACCAGCAACAACAGATTTTCAAAATAAAGAGAGAGTTAATAAAGAGTTCTGGGTATTAAAAAAACAATACTCTAAAAAAATAAATATATAATTATGATTAGAAGCACACAAACACATTATGACAATGGTAAAGATTACGATGTAATTGATGTAATCAATGATTTTAACTTAAACTTCTCCAGAGGAAACATATTAAAGTATGTATGTAGGGCTGGTAAAAAGAAAGATGAATTACAAGATCTTTTAAAGGCAAAAGACTATTTAGAAAGGGAGATAGAAAGAATAAGGGAAGCAAGATAGCTTCTCTTTTTTTTTATTCAAATGTTAAAGAAATGTTAAAATTTGTTAATATATAGTTGATAAACTAAAAAGGTGTTGTATATTAGCCACATAATTAAAAACAAAGACAAGATGAAAACAATTAAAAGAATTATCAAAGAAAGAAATGAGAGTAA